AGAGATGCGCGGGGTTATCCCGCACGTCAGCTTATGCATGCCGCACGCCCATGAGAGCGCAGCTTGCTGCGCAAGCTGCGCATCGACTTGTTACTACCCATAGTATCAATCCATAAACCCAGTAGAAGTGTAGGTTTATAGTATCAACCCACAAACCCAGTAGAGAACTAGGAATCTGGACAACAAAAAGCCCGGCGCTCTTTCGAGCGCCGGGCTGAAACGTTAAGACCAGATCGGCTTGTTGAACATTGTCCGGCAGATCAATTCAAAGACCTTGAATTGAACGCGTGGATTCATTGCAACGTATACTTCCCAAGCGGAGGTAGCGCCTAGTTCGTGGATCGTCTGGATGATAGCGCGGTCTAGCTTGTCGAGCCTCTCGTTGCGCAGTTGATCGATGTGATCTGCTGTGTCGCTTCTCATGGTGTTACCTTCTGGGTTCGAGACAAAAAGAGAGGGCCGCGCAAGATGCGCGGCCCTCGTTGTTTAACTCAGCCGCGACGCTGAGAACGTTTCCGGCCAGCCAGTGGACGGGGATTCTTCTCAAGTCTCGCGACATCGAACCCGACCTTTGCGGCGCGTGCCATAAGATCGTCGTGCTCCGCCTTGAGATTGAGATGCGAAACGTACTGATCCAAGATGGCGAAAGCATCGCACACGGGTTTAGCGTTATCCTGCTCGACCCCTTTCATGGTGCCATTCATGATCTTGCCGAGCACGTCGCGGCAATGGGTCAGGTGATCCTTGGCGGTCTTTTGCTTCGCCGCCTTGCCCTTGTCTGTCATGGCCTGAATCAATTCAGCGTCTGTCACGCTCTCGTTAGCCTCAGCCGCGACCCTGAGCCTGACCGCGCACGCTCCGTAGGCGGTGTAAGCAGGAAGCCCGGCCGTCATGGTCTTGTAGAGCCGCGTGACGTGATCCATTGCGGCCTCGCCAGAGTAATCATGCGAAACCGCCTTGTCATCTTCCACGCTCTCGACCGTCACGCTCTTAACCTGTCCGACCTTGAAGTACGGGACAAGCTTACCTTGTTGTTGCTCGCGGCCGCGTTTGGTCATCGGCTTGCGAGCCTTGCGATGTGGGTTGGCAGCATCTCTCTTGGCGATGGTGTCATGGTTGATATTCCACAACGTCTTAACGGTATCGACGTTGTCAACCACGCCAGAAGCCGTTTCGCGGACCAAGCGAATTGCGGTCTTCAAGAGCGAGTCGCCCGATTTGGACTCGGTATCGGCAAGCTTCTTGGTGTCGGCAAGGAATTCGTCGAGGCGCGTGTCGTTCTTGAGCGTAGTTGATGCTTTCAAATCAGACATGATACATTCCATCCTTCGTAATTGCCTAGTGGCAGGCTCACCATAGCAAGCAGACATGCTTCCTACAATATAGCTGCCGGGGAATGTCACTATCCATAGTGACAGGGATCGGACCCCCCGGAGGTATTGGACTGGACCCACCCCCACCCCCGTGGGGGTTCAGGTGGTTCGCAAAGGTAGGAGAAAAAATTAGTAAATGTTACATTCACGATACCCAACTTCAACACCCCCTTGACTTCCCCGCTAAAACTCGTAACCATTAAATCTCCCCGCTATTGGGACACCCTCCCGATGAAATTTAAAGGCCGGCAGAGCACCAACATCACTGACCTGACCACGCCGCAGGAACGGGCGCGGATACAGGCTCTGAAGGACCTCCTCACGACAAGGGGGCAAAACCCCCTGCCTGCCGGCTTAAATACCCCGCAGGCCGTGACACAGGCTCAAATCCGTGCCTACGAGGCTCTCATGGGGCCTGGGTCTTATCGGCAGTTCACCGAGAGCCTTTACAAGAACAGGATGGCGGACGAGCGGGCAGAACGCCCCCCAGCCACGCAAGGTGTGCGGGAAATCGACCGGTCAGTTCAGCCCGGACCGCATACATGGCAGGACGATACGCGCCTGCCGCGCTCGCGCCCGCATGGCCCGCCGGGAGACTTAAGCCGCCGGCCACCGGCTGGCGAGCGCACGCCGGAGCAGATGCAGCAACAGGAAAACGAGGAAGCCAAGTGGGGGAGAAAGGGATTTATGAGCAGCTTCACCAATTCCGCCGTCAACGCCTTCGGTGCAGGCTACGATGCAGCCAGTCCCAACAAGGACAAATCAGGCAAAACCGCTTACCAGCGATACGTCGAAAAGTTCTACGGCCCCGGAGTTACATCCCACAACAGTCCGCTGGCTCTGGCTAGAGCCGCCACGGGTGCAGTAGCGCAAGGACTAAAAACCGGTGCCGGGTTCCTCGGGCACGCCGCTGCGGGGCTTCTAGGCGCACCGCAAGGCCCCAGTGGCCCCAGTGGAAGTAGATCCCCGGCTAATACGGGTGGGGGCATCGGCTCAGACACGGGTGCCGTCAGCGGCATAACGCCCACTAATCGCCTCTACGGCGGCAACCCTGGCACTGGTGCGGGGATTAGCGCCTACGTCCCCGGCACCACCCGGCAGGGTATGGACGGGGTGCTGGACGCCATTTCCCGTGCCGAAGGAACCACCAGGAACGGCTACAACGAGGTGTTAGGCTACGGTGCCTATGGTCGTCCGTCCAAGCCTATTACCGACATGACCCTGCAGGAAGTGCATGACTACGGGCGCAACACCCTGTTTGCCGGTCAAAGAGCCAAGGGCATACCCGAAAAAGAATTATCGTCAGCTACCGGACGCTACCAGATAACCGGCGATAACATCAAGACCTATGCAACTCGTTGGGGTCTTGATATGAAGACTACCAAGTGGACGCCCCAGTTGCAGGACAGGATAGCGATAGACTTGGCTAAGAATACACCGAAGGGACTAGCCAACTGGGAAGGGTTTAAAACAAAAACAGGCCAGAAGCTTAAGCAACAGGCTACTACTGCTTTGGCTTATGCTCCCACCAGTGCAACTACTTCGCCCGCAATACAAGCTGCAACAGAAGAAGCTGCCGGCCAGGGGCGTCGAGCATCCGGCACCTCCTACGAAAGAAGCCCGGAGATCGCGCAGATGCAGCGGGACCTTAACTCCCGTGGTGCCAAGCTCACAGTGGACGGCATTCGCGGCCCCCTAACCCAAGCCGCAGAGAAGCAGTTCCTTGGTTCTCCCACCAGCGTTCGCACACCCAGCTTCACCGCATCGCCCGCTACTCCCGCAAACAACTGGTCGAGCCTACAGGGGTCTGCTACCCGCACCGTAAACCAGCGGCAGGACTACGTTCCTACGGGAAGCCGTACTTACACACCGGTTCCAGCATCCTACACATCCGGCAGGGGCGATGAGGGTAGGGGCGTGCCGTCGCCTCCCAGCATGAATGAGCGCAACATGCGTGTGCCAACCCAATCATTTGTTCAAACGCCTTACATGAACCAGCCATACACGGGACCCGAGTGGGACGTAATGCCGGGGGCAGTGCAGGTACCTGTGACCCCTACGGCTCGCATGCCGCGCCCCCGCCCAGACCAAGCATCAGTGCAGGCAGTCCCCGTGCCCGAAGGGGGCACGGTACTGGAGCAGCTGCAGCAGCAATTGAAGCACGTCACGGCAGTGGTTGGTCAGATAGGCGGGCAGCTAAAAGACGCCGCCCGTAGCGGGGGGATGGGGCAGAGCTTCTCCGGTGCCCAGAACTCCGGCCTTGGGTATGCTGGAGGCCGTGGCTACGGCGGTGGCTCGATAAACCGGGGCACCGGGGGTGCCATCAACCCAAATCGCTAAAACGCGCCTACGGGGCTCCTAGGGGCCTTAGCGTCGATTTCAACCATAGGAGGCGACAGTGACTTCTGGTAAACCTACGCACGAAGACGACCCGGACTTCATCGGCCCCAAGCAGCCGAAAGTTGATCCCGATGCGTACGACCCAAACAATCCCACCAGGGGCCCAGGCGAGAGCAAGGCGGGACGTGGTGGCATCGTTTCGCCAGGAGGCACACAGCCCAAACCAAGCGAGGACCCGCGCGGCGATAGCGGGTTGCACGACCCTGCAGCTACTCCGAAAAAGTAGAACGAATCAGAGCCGTCCCGTGAACGTTTTACCCTACCCCTACGGGGTAGGGTAAAATGAAGTTACTATCGATAGTAACTAGGTCCACCCCGCCGCAGGCATAGGAGCGCGCATCGTCTCGCCCCCCTTCATGTGCCTGTCGATAAACGTCAGATAGCTCCCCTTGACGCCGCCGTGCGCGCTCAAGCACACATACTGTAAAGCATCAGCGACGTGCGAGTATTCGTTCTTGTCGGGGGCGGGGCGCATCTGCCCACTTTTCATTTTGGCGTAGCGATACCCACCTGACATTGCCCTGACCAAGGTGGGACATCTCCCCTTGTCAAACACAATCGCCGGCCCGCCGTCTCGTTGTTGCAGCAACAAACTTTCCACTGCCCGCAGCCTAGGATCAAGATCGTTGGTGGGTGCAGGGAACGCAGATAATCTAAACCGCTTCAGCACATCAAAGCTGTTTTCCTCATACAAACTATCTTTTGCCCTGCCCGCCGGGTCTCCTATTATCGCAACCCGCTTGCCCAGATATCTCGGGTCTGCCAAAACTGGAAGCAGCGACCGCGTGACATGTAGCTCCAGTCCCGTATCCTCCGCCGCCACTTCTGCCAGCACCCGCAGCTTGCCCTTGTGGTCGAGCTGGCAGATCACGCTCCAGGGGTTGCGTCCGAAATCCTGCCCTACCAGAAGCGGATGACCTTGTACGGGCTCCAGGGAGTCAACTGCATGAAACGAAGACTTGAAGCTATCGTGGAAGACGGCGGTTCCACCGGGGTCGGGGCCGTATTCCGCGTGGACGTATCGCTTGCACCACGTCTCCGAGTTGCTGCGTAAAAACCTCTCGTAATAAGTCCTGCCCTGCGCGATCCGTTTTGGGTCATTTTCTTCCAGTTTCAGTGTTTCGGGGGTCTGCATCAGCCAGCCCAGATTCTCAGCGTCGGGCGACATGCCCGATGGTTGCTTGAAAACCTGCACGTCGGGCGGCAAATCGTATTCTATGTAGCTGTGCCACGCCGAGCCCTCCGAGGGCATGTTCGAGTCAGCTACCCAGCCGAACCATGTGCATCCCCCCTGCTGTGCAGAAGGAAAACGTCCGCAGCGTCCTGCCAGAGGTGACAACAGCTCAACGATACCTTCCACTCGGCAATCTCCCTGAACCACGCTAGCGCGTCCTTGAGAATCGTGTCGCGCATCTGCTGTAGCGTGGTGCGTGTGATGGCAAACCGCGTATACCTCACCCCATCTTGAGCGGGTTTCTGCTCGCATGCCCTGCGAAACAGTTCGAAAATGATCGCGGTGGTCTTGCCCGAGCCTACTGGGCCTAGGATAATACGCCCGAAGGCGTCGCTGCGCATGAACGCTTTACAGGTTTTAGGCGGGGTGTAGTGGATCGCGGTCATGTGCTGCTCGCCTCGATTGTTTTTATCTCCTTGTCAAAACTCAACGCTGCCTTATCCCCGAGGTTGATTGTTACGCTGAAGCCGCCGCCTCCCCCATTAACAACCTCTGGCCGGTTCAGCCCGGAGATGGTGCTGATGAGCTTGGCCAGTTCGACCTTCGAGTTCAGGGTCTCCGCCGGATCATGAAGCCTTGTATTCGCCTCCGGCAACCAGTGCTCCACAATGCTGCCGGCTTTCAGCTTGGTCCTTTCCGATGTATTCGTCGCTGACTGCCATGCGATGATCTCGCTCTCCAGCAGTCTCTGGAAGCGCGGACTTTGACTGATGATGACCCATTCTTCAGGACTTAATTTATAAAGCTCCTGGATTGAATCAGCA